AACCGCAGGAGAAATGGCCCAAGGAGAGCAAGGCGCGCTGGCGCAGTTCGGAGAATGGTTGTGGTCCAACCCAATCGAGCCGGACCAAAACGAAGAACTCGTCGACGCACAAGAGGAGGAGGGGCAAATCTTATATCTGGACCAGCAGGCAGGACTGAGGTATTCGTATTCTCAGTCAACGACCTTAAGGCCAACTCCTCAGGGACAATCAAGTTCGGTCCCGACCTTTCGCAATGCCCAGCGCTTTCAGGTGGAATACTCAAGTCCTACCACCGTTACAAGATCACAAACGTCAAGGTTGAGTTTAAGTCACACGCGTCCGCCTCTACAGTCGGCGCAATGTTTATTGAACTCGACACTTCGTGCTCACAATCAACCTTGGGTAGCTACATTAACTCATTCACCCTCTCAAAATCAGCAACCAAAAACTTCACCGCCCAACAGATTGACGGGAAGGAATTCAGGGAGAGCACGGTGAACCAATTTTACATGCTATACAAGGCAAATGGTAGTACATCTGATACCGCCGGGCAATTCATCATTACAATACGCGTTGCCAACATGACTCCCAAATAGGTAGACTCCTCAACACCAGGGCCTTCACCCCAACCCCAACCAGAGCCTAAACCTGATCCGCAGCCAACACCAGAGCCTCAACACAAACGGTTTTTCGAGTACGTAGGAACGCCCTATGTTGTCATACAAACTAGGGAGAGTTCGGATAGCATTGCCGTCAAGGCAATGAATGATCAATCTTTTCAGTACATCGAAAACGAAACTTCTGAGCAAAGAACCATTAAGGCATGGTGGAACTCCAACAACAGCGTTCAAGCGCAAGCAGCATTCATATTTCCTATACCCGCTGGAGAGTATAGTGTTAATATTTCTTGCGAAGGTCTACAATCAGTGGACCACATTGGAGGAAACAGAGACGGATATTGGATAGGCTTGATAGCCTACCAAAACCAAAGCGGGGATTACTGGGGCGTAGGCAATTACGTCGGCTGTGATATAACCAATCTTCTAGGAACTAACACCTGGCGTCCAGGCCATGAAGATTTGGAACTGAACGGCTGCAAATTCACTGATGGACAGATAGTTGAAAGAGACGCTGTGATATCCTTTCATGTTAAAGCTCGGGGTGCTGACCCCAAGTTTTACCTCATGGCACCTAAGACCATGAAGTCTGACAAGTACAACTATGTTGTGCCTTATGGAGGATATACAGATAAAAGGATGGAATTTGGGTCCATATCTGTCACTGTGGATGAATCTGATGTTGAGGCACAACGCTACAACAGGCACACGAGTACGGTTAGGAGAACAGAAAACCGAGATTATGGGTGGCTCAATGTGTTACCATCCTACGACCCTAAACAAGTGCCAGAGCAGGAGGAGGAACAACCAATGGTCGACAAGGAGATGGACTCAAAATCCCCAGTCGACCCCCTTTCCCCAACCTCCGACACCGAGGCCGAAAGAGCCTTTGACTTGAAAGAGGAAGAACTTACGAGGGCCAGACGTGAATACGAGGCAGCCACTGAATCCATACCTGATGCTGCCCCGGACATTTTACCCTCAAAATCTGAGATGAGCAGTAAACCAATAGACCAAGATGGAAGGTCTTTACCAAAGCCTCAGACAAAAGAAGTCCTTGGCACTTACCAAGGCCAGAACATCACACCAGATGATGTTCCTCCTGTCATAGCTGAAAAATTGCGTGAAGTAAACAGAGCACCATCTACTCTGCTTTACGACAGGCAGCCAAAACAACCAAAAAGTTTTCTTTCCCGTTTCGTAGAAACCAACAAAACTAGCTCGGCCTCCCCTGGTTCACAGTCTTCCACTTTTGGAATGACAAGAGAACAAGCCTCAGAATACACCAGGATTAGGAGGTCACTGGGCCTCACTGCAGCTAAAGAGTACAAGGCCAGTCTCGCTAACACATAGTGAAGATCAACACCACTCGCAAATTCGGATCCTGGGAAACAGGCAGAACTTCGGTTCGTAAGCTCGGGTAAACTAGTCATTTACCGTCGTATCGTACTTTGTGTGGCCGATGGATGATCTACATGTGATAGCGGTCTGCGTACTGTCCACAACAGTGTTCGCAGCGGCAGTGCTCACAATTGGCGCAATTGCTAGCATTTGTGGCAGTGCATGTGCAACTGTCAACATTCAAAGGGTTTAATCTGTGATACAACCCACCAAAAATATACGGGGAACAACAGGTTCAGTGAGGGGGCTAACGACCCCCAGCAATTGGCTGGTTCTGGGAGGCTTGAATAACCTCCTATAGAACGAAGTGGAATCCCTCCACTGATCAAATTGGGAAGCATGCTTCTGTGCTGTACACTGCCCCAGAGGATACTGGGTTAACAAATCTAACCACCCAACTCAATGAAATGAGAGCGGAGGTGGCGGGGTGGGTGACCTCGTTATGTACACCTGATCGTCAGGATTGAAGACGTTAAAACTCAACGACCTAGTACAAGTCGTTAAACTGACTCGGGTGGATACACCGCACCCGGCCTAACTTGGAGGCATACCCACGATACGAAACGTGGGTTTCTTGGAGCCACTACCTGTGATGCAAGGTAGGGTATGGGTCTTAGCAAGCCCTGTGCCAGGAAATGGACATAAACCATAGCAATCCCCCAAGTCATCCTGGCAAACCACAGGTGAACCGTGCCACAGGCCTGACTACCGAAAGGAAAATCAGTATCCAACACAGCAATGTGTTGGGGGTCACACCCTTCGGGGTACTCTTAACGCTGAC